GTAGTGTCATTCCATACTTTAACCTGCCAGTTAGCACCTGCGTTTGGAACAGTTGTCTTGACCCAAATAGAACCTGTTGGTCTTGGTGCTGTGTCAGTTGCTTTGTATTCTGGTACTTGTGTGTGTGGAGCAATTGATAGTTTAGGTGCTTTGTAAGTACCTGCACTCATGCCCACTTCTGTAAGTAGGGTTGAACTGTTTGTTGCTAGTACAATGTCAACGCCAGTTGTGTAAATCTCTAAGTATCCATCAACAACTGCCGCTGATACACCTGCAATTCCTGCTGTTCCGATTGCTGTTACAACATCACTAAGTGCAGTACCGCCTGCTGTTACAGGAGTACCGTTAATGCTCATTGAAACACCGTTAGTGATAGTTGGATTTGCTTGTGTACCTGTTACGGCCGCCCAAGAACTAATCCATGCTGTAGAACCAACCTCTACCCAAGCACCTGACTTATTTTTGTAAAATAGTTTGTTCAGTGTAGTAGTAGATACTAGTGCGTAGTCGCCAATTCCACCAACAGAAGCCTTTGGTGCTCCGCTATCTACTTTAGTTGTGTCTGTGATTACTGTAGGAATCTTGTTAGTAAACGACTGACCACCAGTAGTAGTCGCTGACTTACCGTTCCATTCAAAAATACCATACACTGAATTGGTTGTGTCAAACCAATATGTTCCGTTTGCCGGATTTGCCGCTGGCGCACTTGAAGTTGCTTTCAATTGATTAGTGTCCAAGTTTGCTCTTGTTACGTATGCTCTGTTAGCAACGCCTAAGTATGAATAAGCCGCTTGTAATCCGTACTCATTTAACTCACTACCGTGTAGTGGGTTGTTGTTTGAATCTGTATAAAATAGAGGATCGCCAAATAATTCTGTCAATTCTCTTTGTGATGTAATTAAATAAGGTTTTTCTGCATTAACAGCCTGTGTTGCTGTTGCAGTCCCTGTTCCTGATCCATTTGTTTTATCTTGTGCAGATACAACAAAAATCATTGGTACTGTACCTGGCTCAGCGGGAGTATAAAAACTCTCATCAATTACGCTGACCTGTACTCCTGGTGATACTAAAGCCATTTTGTTTTCTCCTGTTGGTAGTATGTTCCTAAATACTATTCTTACTATTATTTATACGAATTGGAATAAATCATACCGTTATATACCTATAAAAAGGGATCAAAAAGGGCAGGTAAATAACTATATGAGACCTTTATGCAGTTGCGGACAACGACCTGTTGCTATAAATTACTATAAAAAGGGTAAACCTTTCTATAGAAGTAAGTGCGAAAGTTGCACTAGGTATGGGCGTCCTAAGAACGGTCAACCTAAGTGGCAACAGTCAGGATACGTTAAAAAGAACCAATGCGATAAGTGCGGATTTAAAAGTAAGCACGAAGAACAATTCAATGTTTACTACATAGACGGTAACTTAAACAATGTTAGGTTTAGTAACTTAAAAACTATATGTGCTAACTGTAGTAAGATTATCTACAAAGAAGGGTTTAAATGGAAACAAGGTGATCTTGTACCCGATCTGTAAGTTCTTTAATAGTTCCGTTATTTTCAAATACTCTTGTAAACTTAGTCTTTGCCCACGCCCACTCTGATGGGTGTACATCTTTAGGCTCTACGTCATATTCGACATACTCTGTAAACCAAGCAGGATCTTGCCCACGCTTTACACGCCATACTTGACCATTAACTTCGTGTAGCATTTTTGCTTCATTAGGAAAACGCACATCTGGAATAACAAAGTTTTTGTGTGGATTTTCGATGATCTTCTTCTTAGTTAAACTAACCCAAATTCCGTCAAAGAACCCATCACGCATACATTCTGTACCAAACTCTTGTAATACTAAACGAGGAGTAATAGTACGCCCTGTTTCTGCTGTCCAATATTGGTCTACTTGTTCTCGCCAAAAACGGCTTTGCTCAGTTTTACCATCTAGCAGTTCTCTATCCCACTCAAACATTTCTGCTACTGCATCTTTAAGTTTATCTGCAAATGAGATTTTTTCAAAATTATGTTCAGAAATAAGATGCCCAGCAATAGTATCTTTACCACTACCAATTAAGCCGCAAATACCAATTATCATAGAAACTCCTAAGTTAAGTTATTATTATATAACCTAAGTTACTTGTTGTCAAGTATTTTCTGATATGCTTCTTCAAAACCTTCTTCTTTGGCATACGCCTCTTCGTTATGCCATAAGCGTTTGAAGTATCCGGGTGCTGATTGAAAGATTGTTTGTTCGCTTGAATTTAAGTGGCCTTTAACCATCCAAAAAAGCCTGTAGGCTTCTTTGTGGCTAAACTCAGACATTAACCAATTGTGAATCCGTAGCCAACGCCGCCTGGCACAGCAGTAGAAATTTCCTGTTCAAGTTTTTCCATTTCTGCTTGTGCTTCTGCTTTGAGTGCTTCACCGTTTAGTGTTGAACCACCTTGTGGTCCTGCAATAGTAGCAAATTTTGAACGTGCTTCGCCTAACATCATTTTAGCAGTTGCTAGAGCATAGTCCTTAATCCATTGAATTGCTAGGTAGTCTTTTAGTAATTCGCTATCAGGGCGATAGTTGTAAACATAAAGTAATAGTTCTTCTTCTGCTCTTGGACGTTGTAATAACAGTAGTTCTTTTGTTGTAGTGTTCCATTTAAATTCAATAAATGATCCAAACATACGTCCTACTAGTTCTTGGTATCCTGCAAACATTTCGTATGTTGCAAGTCCGCCCATATTAGATGAACTTAATAGATAGGTATTTGTGTATGCCATATTAAATGGTTCGAACAATGTGCCGCCATCGCCACCACCTGTTCTTGAGCCAATTGAGCGTCTAAATAGTTTGCGTACTTCAACTACTTCCTCTGGCAAAATGTATGAATTCTGATCAATAACTGTGGGCAAGAACAAATAAGATTCTTCCACAGAATTATCAGACTTTTGTCTAAATCTAGTCAATGCTTTTTTAAGGGCAGTTTCATAATGAACTGGATCTAGTTCGACATCCACCATGCCGCCACCTAGCATTGAGTTTATATAATCAAATATTTCTTGTTTTTGCTGTGTCAATGTTGCCATATTCTTTTGGTCTCCATATGTATTTATGCGAACGATAAATACAAGTACTATGCCAAGAATCAGTTTATATAAACCCGAGAAGGGAAAAGATTACGAATTTCTAGATAGAACCATTACAGAGATGTTTACTGTAGGGGGTACAGATATATTTGTACACAAATATCTAGGACCTAGTAATCCAGACGAAGAAGACGCTACTCCAGCAACGCCTCGCTACGATGCTGTTAAAGAGACAAATATACAGGATATGTTATTCCTTGAAAATAGGGATAGAAAATACGATCCAGATGTATATGTAATGCGTGGCATTTACAACGTACAAGATGTTGACTTTGATATGAGTCAATTTGGACTATTCTTACAAAATGATACGTTGTTTATGACTATTCCAATTAATTATAGTGTAAAAACTCTTGGCAGAAAAATTATGTCTGGTGATGTAATTGAGTTACCGCACTTAAAAGACGAATATGCATTGAACGATTATAGTGTTGCACTTAAACGTTTTTATGTTGTTGAAGATGTTAATCGTGCTAGTGAAGGATTTTCACCTACATGGTATCCACATTTATACAGAATTAAATTAAAACAAATTGTTGATTCACAAGAATTTAAAGACATACTTGACTTACCATCAGAAGAAGGAAGTTCACAAACACTACGTGATGTACTTTCTACTTACGAAAAAGAAATGCAAATTAATGATGCTGTACTTGCACAAGCAGAAGCAGATGCACCTAAGTCAGGTTATAATACAAAACATTTATACACATTAGCAGTAGACGACAATGGTAAACCTGCATTAACTACTGCTGACGATACTACTATTGAAGCAAGTATTAATAGTGGTAATTTAGATGCAAGTAGAGTTTATGAAACACCTGAAAGAAACGGTTACTCAGGTTACCTTATTGGCGACGGTATTGCACCTAATGGTGAAGCGTTTGGACATGGCCCTAGTTTCCCACTAGGTCAAACTAAAGGAGATTACTTCTTAAGGACAGACTTTATGCCAAATAGATTATTTAGATATGACGGCCAACGCTGGGTCAAGTTTGAAGATAATGTTAGAATGGATCTAACTAATACTAACACTAGAAGTACACAGAAAACAGGATTTATTAATAACACTAAAGAAGACTCTATTGGCGGAGATACTATTAAAGAAAGACAAAGTCTTTCTAAAGCACTTAAACCTAAGGCGGATAATTAATGCAACATTTTTATGATGGTCAAATAAGAAGATACATTACTCAAATGATTAGACTCATGAGTAATTTTTCTTATGCTGATGGAAATGGTAACCTTACACAGATTCCAGTTATGTATGGAGATATTACACGTCAGGTTGGACATATCATTAGAGATAACAGTGAAAACAAAATTCCAAGTGCGCCACGCATGGGTGTATATGTAACTGGTTTAGAAATGGATCGTACACGTACTGCTGATGCAACTTATACAGGTAAAATACATTTACGTGAACGTACTTATGATGCAGATAATCAAGAATACTTAAACACACAAGGTAAAAATTATACTGTAGAACGTTTAATGCCTACACCTTATAATTTAAATATTAATGTTGATATATGGTCAACAAACACAGAACAAAAATTACAAATTATGGAACAGATATTAATGCTGTTCAATCCTAGTTTAGAAATTCAAACAACAGACAACTATGTAGACTGGACTTCGTTATCCGTAGTTAATTTAGAAAGTGTAAACTGGAGTTCAAGAAGTATTCCAATGGGCACTGAAAGCGAAATTGATGTTGCACAATTAAGTTTTCAAACACCGATCTATATTAGTCCACCTGCTAAAGTTAAGAAACTTGGTGTTATTACTAGTATTGTAATGAGTGTATTTGACGAATCAAGAGGTACTATTAACTTAGGTGATTCACGTCCAGAACTTCAAGCGTATAACGATGCATACGACACTACTATGAAGTC